GATTGTCGTCGTAATGCTGGCTGTAGAACTTTTTACGTTCGTTCCAGAGTCGTTTACGTTGGCAATCCCATAATCAGCGCCAGAACCTGCCAAACGATCATCTACAGATGCGCCTGACAAATTGCTGACTTGAATGTTGTGCGTATGCCCAGCATCCGTACTCGTCGCGGTATGTGTATGGCTGACAAGTGTAGCGTTTGCACTACCACCAGTTGAGTTGGCACTGTATGTCGTACCAGCACCAACAGGGAAGCGGTCGCGAAAGTCCGGCACGTTGAACGTAGTAGACCCGTCACCCGATCCGTATGTCGTACCAAGAACCGCAAACAGCGCAGAATAGGTCGAGCGGGAGACGGCAGCACCGTTACACAACAGATAGCCAGTCGGAGCAGATGCAGTGCCCCACATCATCATGCCGCCGGTAGGAACGTAAGTCGGTGTTGACGATACCCAGGCTGAACCGTTAGATGTTAAAACATTGCCGGACGTTCCGACTGAAGTAAGACCAGTGCCGCCACCTGCAACTGACAGTTGGTTGCTGGTCTGATTGCCTAGCTGGAAGTCTCGCAACTGTGCCATCAACTCTCGGATGGCATTGTTCAGGTTAGCAGGCGAACACCCTTCGTTGATGTTGATACCACCAATGTCGGTGTTGCTTGCAGGAGTGGTCGAATACTCGCTGAGTTTTGCGATTGTCATGGTTACTGTCCAATCAATCCTGGTTGTTGCATCGTGCCACCAATACTACCGCCAAGCTCGCCAAACAAGAACGGGCTAACCATTCCTCTACCGAGCGCTGCTGGCGCTTCTGGCAACCGCTTGCGAACAACATCCATCAACGTCTGTTGTTGCAACTCTTTTGAGATTTTTTGCAAAGCGTTCGGATCTTGTGCAGTCAAAATCCTCGACAACTCAGAAGCAGTTGATCGCATCTGCTGGTCTGACATCGCACCCATATCACGGCGCATAGCCTGCATCAACAATCCTGTCATGCTCAAACCCATCGGGAGTTCTCGCGCAGCCTCAGTTTTGATTTTGCCCATCGCCTCTAACCGGCCAGCAGTCTGAGAACCCGCTAACACAGATTGGCTAGTCACTTTCATCTGCAACTCGTCTTGCAAGTTGTTGATGAACTTGCCAAATGCTTGATCTCCTGCGTCACCTTCAGGAAACGTTAAACGCATCATTCGTTGAGCGCGAGGGTCAAGCAACTTCTTAGCGTCTCGCATTGACCCAGCCAAAACAGTTTGCCCTGTCTCAGCGCCACCGATCCGATCAAGCAGGTTCTGCATCGCTCCTAGCCTAAAAGCCTCGCGTTCAGATAGAGACATCTTCCGCAAGTCTGATTGCAACTCATCAAAATCAGCTTTCAGGAAGTTGCGCCCTTCCTGCATGGCATCCATTGCAGCAGTGTCATCTGCCCAATAGTTTCTGGCTCGCTTGTAAGCGGGATTGTTGCGGTCAATCATGTTCAACAACCGCTGACGCACTTCTTTTTGCCCAGCAAGCTCAGTTCGACCAATGCCTGATGTTGGAGTTTTGCCAGTAAACACAACATCATCAAGACCCATTTTCAAGAAATGCAGAAATTCGGTGTTGATGCCTTTTACCTCATCACCTTTTGCAGTCACTAACTTGCCATCAGGGGTGATTTGAACTTTAGGCAAAGGGATGTTGCGATCAGCAGCGATCCTAGCCGCACGTTCATACGCAGACTGAGCGGTTGGCGTCTTTAGGATGTTGGTTAGCTCTGTGTTTACAGGGACTTCAACACGGAAAGCGCGGTCATAAAGTTTGCTACCAAGATCGCTGCGAGCCTCTTTGAGAGCATTGAATTCATCGAAGAATGATGCTCTGCTACCAAACGCCTCCTGAATGTCGCTTGTGAGCCTGTTAAGCATCCCTTTGTCGCGTTGACGCAAAAAGTCCTCGGCAATCTTTTTTCCGGGGCCAGGAAGTTGTGCAGCAGCGTCTAGGTAAGCGCGAGTGTTCGGCCCAATATCAGCCAAAGCATATGGCTTGCCTGACCGCTGCAAGATCATCCCGATTGCTTGGTCAATGTCGCCAACATCAGCCTCGATTGCTTCTTTCAACAACTGCCTAGCCGACTCAACACCGGCTCGCTCTGGAGGTTTGAACATGGCATCAACCATGCTTCGATAGCCTTTGCCAACCACTCTACCGGCAACAGAACCAACCCCAGCGCCGACAGAACCAAGCGGTGCACCAATAGCCGCACCAGTAGCTCTTTCGGTTACTCCGCCTTCTGCCTGTCCTGCTCCAGAAACTGCGCCAGTCAACCCACCCAACCCAATAGCGCGAGGGATTGTGGTTGCAGGCATAAACACACCAGGAAGCATAGCGCCAGCAACTTCAGCGCCGATTGCTCTGATCGGAGATTCTTCTCCGTATTGCTGCAACCCTAGCCGTTCAATCGCTGCGCCAGTCTGCGCAGGGGTCAACGATGGCATCTGTTGCCCAGGCTGACCAGCCTCAAACGCTTGCAGCGTCCTAGAAAGTTCAGCAGGTTGTGGCGAAAGAAAGGATCGAATTGAACCAATCGCTTCGTCCGACAGGTTCATCGTCAAGCCTTGCAAGAACGCTCCAGTTCCCTGAGTGGCAACTCCGCTTTGCAACAACTGCAATGCTCGCTCACCTTGAGGTGTAAGCATCCCACGGTCTTGCGCTGTCAACAGTTCTTGTTGGAGCGCGTAAAGCCTTTGCGTCGGAGTCATTATTGCCTCACAAGTCCAGCGGCTCTTGCAGCAGAGCCAGCTTGCTGTCGAACCTCTGGAGCAGAACTTAGGTCAAAGTCAGTTGTATATCCCTCGGCAAACGATCTTGTTTCTTCTGGAAGAATGTTACGAAGTCTGCGCACGTTTGCTTGATGACCTTGAATTTTGAACTTTGCGGTTCTCTCCAAAGCATCTAATAACGAATTAACCTCGCCAACAGTTAAAGACTGGAGGTTTCCACCAGCAGCGCGAGCAATCAATGCTCGTTCACCCTCGGTGATTGCGCCTTGTCCACGCATTTGTTCTGCCGCAGACAACTCCAATGACGCAAGACGCTGCATTGCAAGTGATGTTCTGTTCAAAAGTTCTTGCGTATTCTGGCCAGTCACGCCAAGACTAGACGCTAGCCTTGCAACAACCGCTGTTTGTCCACTCAACGGACCAGACAACACCCCAGCACTAAGCACAGGTTTCAAATCAGAGATTGTTCGCAGTGTTTGAGCAGCACCACCAGCAGCCAACTCTGATGCATTTGCGCGTTCAATTGCAGCATCAATCAATCTTGTTGCTGTTGGCGGACCGATTTTTACTTCAAGCGGTTGTGCTCCGGCTCTACGCAAACTTTCTTGATACTGGACAAGCGTGGGCGGAGTTTCTCCGCGCTCACGAGCCTGTGCAACCACACGGTCGTAGTTTGCAAGTTCAGATGAAGGCGCTTTTTGTGTTGCTTCAACCATCTTGGCAAGGCTTTCAGCGCGTTGCCCTGCTGTTGCCTCGTCAATCGCACCGCTTTGATAGGCACGAGAATATTGTGCAGCAACTGTGCGAATGTTCGGATTTTCGCTTGCCATAAACGGAGCAAACGGGTCAGCACCTTCCATGCCGCCAGCAGTCAACCCAGCCCTACGCAATTCTGGAATCGTTTTGGCAATGTTGGAGAGCGCACCAAACGGATCGCTAGACATCGCAGCCAAAAGTGACAGACGCTGCGGATCAATTGAGATGCGCTGTTGAGCGGTAGGAATCGGACCTTCCTCTCCAGCCATCGCTCCTCGTTCAGTAGTTGTTTGAAAGATCGTTGGGAACAACTGGCGCATGGCTTGTTGCTGTTGCAACTTCCGCTGCTGTTCAGCGATCTGTTGCGAGATCAATGCTTCCTGCGTTCTCTGCTGCAGAACATTGCCATACGCTTGTTGGCCAGCAGCTAGCCCCTGCGCCAACGCCTGTCCAGTGGAGATGGGAGTACGGCTAGGAGCACCGGCTTGCATAAGACCGAGAGCAGCACCCAGCAGACCCTGCTGTTGGGCTTGTTGTCGCGCCAGCCTCGCCTGTTCCTCTCCCAGCAGACCGGGAAGGTAGGAAGGCGCAGCAGGGAAGAAATTAGAAAGGTCCATGTTTGCCCTCACAACAGGCTGATTTGTCGTTTCTCAACGCGCTTGGGAGCCAGCAGCGACATGATTGGATCTTGCTGCACTAGCCGAGGATCACCACGCTTTACTCCACCGCCGGCAACTGGTTGCGGTTGCTGACCACCCAGCATATTCATTGCAGAAAGCGCCATCAACGGATTCATTCGCGCAGCCATCGGAGATGCGCCAGCAACAGCGGACGCTCCGGGTAGATCGCTTCCAAGGCTCGCACGAGCGATAGCGTCGAAGTCAAACATTGGTGTATTTGACAGACCAGTGGACGTAACTTGACCACTTGCAATCGGAACCAAACCCTGTGCCTGACTAGCAGTAATGTAGTCCGACAGGACAGGCGCAACGTCTGGTCTTACTAGCGAGATTGAACCCTGTGCCCCACCCATCGCACCGGATGCGATACCGCCGCCAACACCACCCAGCGCAGCGCCCATCATCGCACCCTTCAGCGGGTCGTCTCGATTGGTTGCCGCGCCTAACGCAGCACCAGCCATCATCATCGTTGCCGGATCAGCCATGTTACCTCCCGCTTGCGCCTAACAGACCACCTGCAACAGCGCCAGGAACGGCGTATTGCGATCCCGCCATGCCACCCAAGGTGTACCCAGCTAGACCACCACCAAGCGCACAAGCAATCGGTGAACGATACGTCGGAGCGGTAGTGATAGTGCCCATCGGCGCACCGTATACCGATCCCAGGAAGCTCTGTAGCGCACTGTACGGGGCTTGCTGGCCAAAGTTGAACCGAGCAATGTCCGCTGCAAGTGCCTGCTCTTGGTAAGCCTCCTGGGCCTGTCCTGCTTGCAGAAGACGCTGAAGGTCGGCGTATTCGGACTGAGCCAGACCCGGAGCAGCAGCGGCTGCGGCTTCTTGTCTAGCGCGTTCTTGTGCGTAGTTCTGATAAGCCATCTGCTGAGAGATGTCACCAAGACCACGAGCAAACGCTTCTGTCGCACCGCTTTCCAACTGAGCCTGCGCCCCTGAACCGTATCGGCCAGCAGCAGACGCTTGTGACTGGATTTGTCCTAGACGTTGCTGGAACTGTTGTTCTAGCGGACGGGATGCAGCAGCTATAGCACCTTGCAGAAACGGATTCGGCCCGAGATACGCACCGGATACCGTCCCTAGTTGCTGCTGTAGCGCGGTCTGCTGGAGCGGAGAACCTGCCATCGCTCGCTGACCAGCAGTTTGCAGGGCTTGCGTCGTAAACTGGCTCGGGTTAACGTAAGTCTGACCCGGGAAATACTGCGGAGGTCCACCCTGGTAGAGACGTTGCGCCTCTTGCAGACCAAACTCTACGAACGGTTGAACAGTCGGATCAATCCGCTGCTGGGAAACTTGTTGCGATCCACCGCCAGCCATATTACACCTCTGCTATCCACTGCTTAGGTCGGAATCCGTGTTTTCTTGCTACACGCTCCCAACCGGGACGATTTGAGTCAAATGAAATTCTACGCGACCCACCCGCTTTCGCAATCTCGCGGATGTGTCTAAAGCCCTCATCCATCAGCATCTGCCCCCAACCGCACCAAACATGGAGGCAGTCACCCAACGGTTGCATCACTCCAAACCCGACAGGCTTCCCCTGATCCGTTACCACCCACAGCATAGACCGACCATTAAAACAGTCGGTGTATACATCCTCCGGTATCCAGTTGCCATCTGAGTATTCTTGTACTTCCAACAGCCCAGGTCTGACCCATCCCCAGATCTCCCGCAACTTCTGCGGCTCAATGAACACTCTATCCAAGGACGACATATCGATATGTTTTGTCTGCGGTTGAGTTGGCAAAGTGGTTGACCGTACACTGACCCTGAGTCTGGTTCGATGCGTAAATGTCAGACGATGATGACTCGTCGACTTTGTTGATCGTGACAATCGCACTCGGAGTCGTCGGTCGTGTCGGACTTGTCTGCGCTGGCAACTGCTCAAGCGTCACATCTGTAGAAGTTGTCGCCCACATGATCTGGACGTAATCGCCTGCTGCCAGTTGGATGTAGTAGTTCAGCGCAGCAATCAGATGACCATCCGTGCCGCCATGCCTGTTAGGGACTGAGAACTTGCTATTCGACCCGGCAACATCAGTCCCGTTCTTACGGAACCATACGTCAACGTCTTGGATGGCAACGTTGGTATTGGCGAACTGAAACGAAAACTGAATGTTGTAGACGCCAGCAGATCGGACGGTTATCTGCGAGTTGCTGACAATCGCAACACCAACAGCATAGTCCGTCGTGTTAAACGTCACCGCATACGCTGCGGTTGTGCTAGCAGCGGATTGGTCTGTAGTGTCCTGAAACGCTCCGTATGGCACTGCATCGGCTATCGCAGCAGCAGAGTACGGTACAAACAGAATTAACGAATCTTCGCTGATCCTAGCGTCGAGAAGGGTGGTGGTCGTGGCGTTACCCGTCGACAGCGTAATAGTGCTGACAGAGTTGATCTTGCCATCAAGGATGCGGTTGACAACTTCAGCGACTTGCCTCGGCTGTCCACCGGCCTGGGGCAGACGCAGAAACATCATCGGCCCCCGGTCGGAATCAGATCAACGTCAACACCTACAGCGCTGACCCAGTTACCAGTTGGTACAACAGAAAGACGATGAAACTTGCCGCGAGAACGTAGAGACACGCGATTATCAGAATCAGCAGCAACAGGACTCGCATAGCTGATGTTCCCGTCCAACCTCTTTCGAGACGCTACAGCCACCGTCGCTGACCCGTTGTCAATCAGCGGCCTCGCAAGCGTGATGATAGATTCAAGACCCTGCGCCTCAATATCGCCAGTCTGAAGCGTAGCAGTAAGATCCTCGCCTCCGAAAGTAATGATCTTATCCCCATCGACGCCACCCTGAATCAGTTTGCCGCCAGACCAAATACGAGAATCCAGGCTTGCAGGAACCGTGTCGATGTTCGGATACAGCGCCGCAAGGCTTTCCAAATCCGTACTGCTAGTTGCTACAGTGCTCACATAATCAGCGGTCGTTTCGCCATGCGTCCACTTGTCCACCTGCCAGTTGTAGACCAGCAGTTGCTTCATCTGGAAGATGTCGGTAAAGCCCCATGTCACCGTCTTGTTGATCGGGTCAACAGCAGCAGACATCTCCGTTAGCTTGCCAGGATCGAGTACAGAGTAGAACCAACGGTCTACTCTCTCAGCACCGATTGGTTTAACCGTCTGACCGTCGCAGACAAAGAACCCATCGTCTGACAGGAAGAACGTCATTGACCCGTACTGCACGACAGAACGGGACTCGTAGCAGCCAAGCGAACGGGTAAGTGTGTCGAACTGGAAATAAAGGGGAGCGCCGATGTACGTCATCCGCACAATAGAACGCTCCATAAGAACAAGCCCAAACTCACCACCAGTCAACCCACGAACCTCACCACCATCAGGAATATCCTGCGAATCAGCCTGACTACCAGAACCAGATGTCCAGTCTGTAGCGTCGTTAATGTCAGACCACTGCACTCGATTGGGATAGCTTGCCTGTTTGCCAGTGACTACAAAGTCACGAACAGTCGTCACAAACTGAGCAGACGGAGCAGATGCGTTGAGATCGGCAAAGTTGGCTGATGATCCAACCGTCCATGCTTGGAGTTTGTCCAGACCATTAGCAGCGATCAAAGTCTGACCAAACTGCGTAAACGTCCACTGTGTAGTGGTTGTGTATGCGGATGCTGTGCGCGATACGTCTTGCAGATACTTCAGCGTTGTCGCTGTGCCTCCAGAGGTGTAAGTGCCGAACGCTGTCGAGTTCACTCCGTTAAGACTGAACGAGTTAGCATCGATCACCGTTATGACGTAAGAGTTGCCGTTTAGCTGCGTCATCCCGCCAACAGCAGCAATCAATACTGTGATCCCTGTACGGAACCCATGACCCGTGGCGGTAATTACGCAAGGGTTAGCCTTCGTCGCTCCGGTAATCGTTGCAATCTTGCTAGGCCAATAGCGGAATAGCTTGTTAGCGCCAGCAGCAATCAACAGGGTATCGGTGTTCCACCGGGCTACAGAACAAGTCAGCAGGTTTTCGCTTGCAGAGTTGGAGAAATCGGCAGCGCTGGGCATAGGCCCGTAACCTACAAGCGTAGGTAAGACGTTCTTTGCCTCAACCAGACTGTCGGCAATACCCGGGCGGTCTGGTGTCCACTGGCCGAAATTTACTCTCATTCTGCCTTCGTCTGCTCTTGAACCTGCTCACGCAGCTTTTGCCACAGCGCGACCGACATCTCCAACGGCAGTTTGCCCAACCCCATCGCAAGGATGTTGGCCTCCTCTACCGTGATCTTGATGGTGAACTCTTGCATGTCAGGCAGCCCAAGGAAGGGGTGTGTTCTGTGGGCTAACAGGTGGGTTTGCCATCGAATCCAGTTGGCCCTGCACACAGGCTTGTGCGCTCTCGATTTGGTTGGCGGGAATCCAGCCAATGACCTGTTCCTGAGTCAGTTGGTCATAAGGGATGAACGCGCCCTCTTGGTCAGCCGAGTTGAACTGCGTGTTGCCGCCGATGGAGGCGGTGTTTGCGCCGTCCACCCCGGTCACTGTCCACAGTACGTTCACAACGTAATCTGGGTCAGGAGTTTGCAGGGTGTACATGCGGTCGATGGTGGTGGTGAATGTGGTCATGGTATTTTTCTTTCAGGGGTTAAATTGATTCCAGTGCCGCAACACGGGCACGGAGAGATTGAACTTCTGCGATTAAATTGGCAATCATTTCGGGGCTGCTATAAGACATGCCTTGCATTTCATCGCCATCTTTGCTACCTGTCGCAATTTGAGTGCGTGAAACTTCTTGTGCCTCATGTGCAACCAAGCCGACAAAAACAGAGCCGTCATGTTTCCATGTGCCCTCAACAGGTTTCAGGCTGTCGATGTAGGAACCAGAGTTGGTGATTGGGCCTGTGATGTTCTTCAGGCGGTAATCAGACGATGTGTTGTATGTGGTATTGTTGACATTCGTGGTAACTGACCCCGTTTCCGAACCATCCCACCCTAAAAACCTAATAGCTTTTGCGCCGACGTTATTTGAAGTATTTGCAATTTGCAAACCAATAGTGCCGAGGTCGCCATTGCAAGACCCAGTGAAGCTTACGCCGCCAGAAACGCCTCCAGCGGTGGTTATAAAGCCAGCATCAACAGTAAATTTACCATTGTTGTCAAACACACCCCGTGGATTCCCGTCTCCATCGGAAAGAACAATCCGATTTGAAAGAGTGCGGATGTCGAGGCCACCTTGGTTGCCGTTGTATCGACCAATAATGGTATTTCTAGTTCCCGATGTAACCAAATAGCCCGCTGTATGACCAACAAATGTGTTGTAAATGCCTGTTGTTGAATTACCAGAATAAGAGCCAAGATATGTTGAGCCTGTACCAGTAGCGGAATAACCAGCTTGCCAACCAATGGCTGTTAAGTCTGCGGCAGTTGTGTTGGAGTACAGTGCCTGATAACCAACAGCGGTGTTGTTGGAGGCGGTGGTGTTGTTCAACAGGCTAAATTGCCCAAGAGCCACATTAAAACTACCGCTGGTATTACTCACTAAAGCTTGGTAGCCAAATGCAGCGTTGTTTGTGCCCGTGTTATTCGCAACAGTGGCCGAGCCGCGTAATGCAAGAGCACCAAACGCATCGTTTGTGTTGGCCAGAATGTTCAATGCGGCTTGGTAACCTACAGCGGTGCTGTTTGTGCCAGTCGTGTTTGCAGCAAGAGCATTGAGGCCAAATGCCGTGTTGTCTGCACCACTCGTATTCGCCGCCAACGCACTCGTACCCACCGCAGTGTTGGTAGCCACAGCACCTGCACCGCGACCTACGGTGAGGCCGTGTATCGTTACGTCGTTGTTAACGACATTGACTCCGGAGTTAAACGCAATAGCCCGAGGCACAACGTAGGTGTCGCCCGTCTGTGCGGCTTGGATCTGGGGGATTGCTGTATTGAGAAGAAGAACCTCGTATGCGGCCACGGCTTAACTCCTAAATCGGGTAATACTCGGTTCCGTCGCTTGTCTTGACGGAACTGGCAACAGTGTAATCAACACCAGAACTGTCTCTGGCAGGTAGTCCGATAGTGTACTGGGTGCCTGTCGAATCCAGTACGATAAACGGAGCGCCAGGAACAGGGACATAACCCCCGAGTGATCGAAGGTTCGGGAGTTTTAGGTTAAGACCGAGCAACATTACAGCAGTCCAACGATGTTGCTGGCAGTCGTGTTGGTTGACCAGACCCGTCGAGCCATCACCGGCAGGATGACGCCAGCAGGGACGTTGTAAAAGATCACGCTTCCACCGCCGGTGTCGTTGATCCGCACGTTACCCGACCCGCCGATGTAGAGCGCACGAACAGGCGCAACCAGATCAGAGTCGGCTGGAGTGATAGCAATGCAGTTAACAGCGCAGCTATCAGGAGTCGTTGAAAATGGAGCAGCCATGTCTACACCCACACATTAGACGAAGTTGATGAATCTTGCCACAAATTGCTAGAACAGATAAAGCCTGTCCCACTACTGTTCAGAATTTCCAAACTTACAACGTACCCAACAGCAGAACTTGTTAACACTGTCAGCGAACACTGGTAGTCAACACCGCTAGAATCTCTCACGAGAAAACTGTTATCCGTTGACTTGGTAACCCACTGGTTTGCATCTGCCCTTATCTCTGCCCAACCCCCCGTCGCTGCAATACCAATACCGCTAAACGGAGCCTCTGAGAATGATGACAGACCGAACATCAAAAGCCTACTTCAGTAGTTTCCAGCTTGCACACCCATCTCACGGTGTCCGATACAGCGCCAACACCGGATACACGCAAAGATCCATCAGTCGTATTAGCAGCAAGCGATAACGTCCAGGCTGATGCCCCAGTATCTTCATAGCCAACGGTTACAGTCGATCCCGTTAGCACAGTTGTTGACGCACCAGAACCACGTTTAATCTGGCCTTCAAACGTCCAAGACTTTGTGTCGCCAGCCCCGGTTACGTTGGCAATTACAGATCCCTTGAAAAATATTGCCGAGTTGTCTTGCAGAGTCAGCACATTACGGGTAAACCCAGCAGACAAACCATCGCTAGACATCGTTTTTGAACTATTGTTGGTCGTGACCATCCCCAACAACATTGAGCCGGTTTGCACCATCCCAACGGTCGTGCCAGTGAACGGATTTGCGCCTGATTGCGCCGCATAACCAATCATCTGCCGAGCCGTTCCGTATATCCCACCAAGGATTACAGAATATTGCCCGTCAGCAAGGTTGGTGCTGCCACTCAACACAGCAGATCGAGAACCGCTTGCAGTGTTGCTAATACCGCCAGAAACATTAGAAAACGTGCCAGATGCGGTATTGGACGAGCCACCAGACACTACAGCAGTGCTACTTGTCGCAGAGTTAGACTGTCCACCACCAATTGCAGAATAATCGCCAGACCCTGTGTTACTGCTACCACCAGAAATCGTGGCGTATTGGCCTGAGCTCGTATTACTTATTCCGCCGCCAACCGATCCGTATATTGCTGATGCAGCGTTAAGACGCCCACCAGAAATTGTGGTGTACTGATTAGAGGAGGCATTTGATAACCCGCCACCTACTGAAGAATAAGCACCAGAAGCAGCGTTTTGCCGACCTCCGGCAACAGTTGAATACTCGGTTGATGCAGTGTTAAATCTGCCGCCAGCAATTGTCGTATGCGTTGCACTCGCATTATTGTCAGCACCGCCGGCTACTGTCGAATAAAAACTGGTTGCAACATTCCCGCCGCCACCACCAACTGTCGCGCCAGTCTGTGTCGCTTGACACAAACTTCCGCCAGCGACTGTGCTATTTGTCGCAGATGAAATATTTCCGTACCCGCCGCCGATGACAGCCAACGATCCACTTGCCACCTGTGTAGCACCAGTGCGAACCGTCTGCCAGTCAACCGCATACGTTCCGCGCTTGTTCCCACCAGTCGTGGTTCCGTCTGGAACCTGTGCAAGTTTCGCCCCTGTTCCTTTCGGAACAAGCGCAATGTCGCCCGTTGCAGTCGTGACAGCAGCAGTAAGACTTGCGACGTTTACCGTGGCATTAGGCGAGGCACCATTGATTTCACCCGTCACCGGCAGACTATCAGTGCTTACTGACTTGCCAGCAGGGTATGTGCAGAACACATCTTTAACACCAGCACCAAATCCAACAAAATTGCCGTTGTTGCTGCTTGCAAGCACCGTGTCTCGAGTCAACGTGCCAGAACCAACCGTGCCGATACCGACTTCCCAGTCAACAGTCCCTTGAATGCAGTAATAGGTCGTGTTGCCGTTGCCGATAGCCGAGAACGCTTGGTATCCCTGCACAGCGCCCAACAGGGTCAGCGTACCAGTCCCTTGTGTACTGGTTGTCTCTTTTACCCGGTCTTTCAGTACGAGTGCCATTATCGCGCCGCCACTCTCATTACCAACGGGCTAGCAGAAAACTCTGCCTTGTCATCCGACTCCGATAGCGCAGCAATCCCCCTGTTGTACAGCGCACCCCAGACCTGCAATCGAGCGTCGTTCATAAGGTACGGTTCGGCTTCTCCCAGGCTTGCGTACAGGAGACAGTCCATCGCATTCACCGTCCAGACGTTCGTGGTGTTCGTGTCTGACAAAAACGCAGGAGCAGAGTAGTACAGCATCACCAAGGTGTACGCAGTATCAGGCGTCGGAGCAAACTTGAACTCGTCCGCTAGGATCGTGTAGTCCACCGGCCTGCCTGACTCGTAACTGCGGGAGTTGCGAGTAAAGAGGCTCGGCGTCATGTAGTTCAACGGGTAAACCGGCTCACCTTCTGTGTACAGATCGCGAATTTGTAGGAAGTCAGACGGTAGCTGCACTGTGTCGTCGCCACCAGTCGTGGAGGTGGTGACAGATCGAAGCATCTGCCGGATGCGAAGCTCTCTCCGCAAGCGAATCTCAGCCAGACGGATGAAATCCGGTATCTGACTGGTCAGATCACTTCTTGCGAGATAGCTTGCGATTGCGCTTTGCAGATCGCTGTAGGTCGTTAGGGCCATGCTTTACGTCATCCCAACCGAATGTTTTGACCCCTATGTGTCCGATGTGCATCGACAACTCGTGATCCACCCAGACAGGTATATCGTTCTCCATGCACCGGACACAGAACGTTACATCCTCTCCGATTACATTGCCGTGATCCGTCCAGATAACGTCAAACCACGGGCGCGGAACCTTCTCGAAAACTTCTTTGTTGACAAGTGTACAAGCAAACCCTACCGCTGTCACCTGCTCAATTCCCTTCTTGCCACGGCTCTCAACCTTGTGCCAAACCTGATAAGGCTCACCCGTAGGCTTGCCTTGCAGCATCTCGCGTTCGATCTTCAGGTTCAGCGCAGTCGGTAGGATCGGTTCGCGTCTGGTCGTGGCATTAACACCAACCATCTGAACCTGCCGAGATTGCAGGATCTCTAGCGTGTTGGCAGGGAATCGTTGGTCAGAGTCAATCCACAGTAGTTGATCCGCACCCCACTCCAGAGCCTCTTGCGCCAGTTTTTCGCGCTGGGTAAAGATCAGCGTCCCAGGCATTTGCAGGAGTTGAATGTCATTCACTCCACGCTTTGCCTCGTATGCACACAGCCTTGCAAGGTCGAAACAGAACCCTGCCATTACTTCATCTCGACACGGTACGCAAATAGCGACTTTCAAATGTGCCCCGGATGAGTTCTAAAGAATCGGTTGTCAGGATGGTTGAGGAAGGCTCTAAACGCCTTCTGATCGATGACCTTGAACCCTTGCATTACCCGCTTGCGGTTCAGGTCGTCAATGACCGTCAAAGGAAGACGAGCAATGTGTGTGATTACATCGTCGAACTTGTTGGCAGTCTCATTGAATTTTTTCTTGTTGGCCTCGATGATATGGGAAACATCCTGCTTGGTTTCCAATATCACACCGTCGTCCGTCTCGTGCGCGACAGTGATGGCCCCTTCGTTTACAGAGAATAGTTTTGGCATATAAAAACGCCCCCACTCGAAAGCAGGGGCGTCCACTCCGTTAAGAGTTACAGCGCGGGGTTAAGATCGAAAATTCCGGCATGAGCAGCCTCATTCCGCATCTCGAACGTGAACTCGCACAGAAGCTGCGTTTTATCACTGTCGCCAACCTTTGCAAGATCCATCGTCGCAAACGGACGCAGATACGCAAGGGCAGCGTACTCGGGATCAATCAGCAGTGCGTCACGAGTACGCATAAAGCGGTCAGGAACCACGCTGAGCGTCGAAAAATCGCTCATATAAACATCGGCAGCGCCGATAATCGTGGTCGGCTGGTCGCCAGGAGCCATGAATCGCTGGGCAGCGATACCGGCAAACGAACTGACTTTCTGCTTCAGACCAGAACCAAGAACCAGCATCGTCGGATTGCCACCCGACTCGAACGCCGCAGCAACTTCGTCCTTCAGAAGCTGCTCGGTGAAAGTCCGAGTAGCACCGTCGGAACGGGTCGATACGCCGATGGTCGTCGGGTCAGTGCCAGACGTACCTTTGGAGGTGTTGGTCTTGATCCACGACAGGATCGCACCGAGTTTACGAGCGGAAGTGGACGAACCCTGGTCACGGCCCTGGTTGGCAGTGATGATGGTTTCCATGTCCCGCTTGAGTTCGGCTGCGGCTTTCGACAACTGATAAGCCTTCTCCGAGCG